CATCTTTGTGCCAACCTCTTGGTTGTACTATGGTCATCTGAACTGTGCAGTCATCTCCGTATCTTGATAATGCACCTAGTGCATAGATACGCATTTGTGGGTTGTCTGCTTCTACTGCCCACTTACCAGATTTGAGATCTATTATCTCTATCATGTCTTTACCAATGAGTATTGCATCTGCTGTACCCCATAAGTCTGCATGTATTTCTGGCATATTAACTTTTTCTTCTATTAATGGTCTTGCAACATCAAGCTCCATCATTCTCTTGTCTATGTAATCAACATAAGTATTAGCACAATCAATCATCTCTTGGTCAACTGTGATATCAAAATCTTCTACATGATGTGTTGTGTCTAAATAGTATTCTTCTAAGGTAAGATTATTTAATCTACCTTTAAGTAGTGTCTCTACCATTTCGTGAATCAATGTACCTGTCGCTGCTGGTATGCCTACTTTATATTCAACCTGCATGCTCGCTAAGAGTTGTGGCATGCCAGGACAAGCCATCCAAATCTTTGCTGCTGAAGGTGAGAGTTTAGCGTGCGCCATGGACAGAAATATAAGAGTCGTTTTCCATTCTTTTCACATCATCAAGATCGTATTTAATCTTACCGCCAATCTTAAAATAGCTAGGACCTTGTCCTCTATAGCGTCTATTGTCGATTGTTTTCTTGCTGACTCCCCATCTCTCTGCTAGTTCGTCAACCTCTATGGTATTTGATATGTCAAAATTCTTTTCTAATATTTCCATAAATTTCCCTTTTATTAATATTTTTGTTTATAATAAACCATTATTACTAATTATCAAGTAATATTTTAATAAAATTTGGGAGAAATTAATGATGAATAAAACAGTATACGCACATACTAACTTAGGAACTGAAGAGGAATGGGATCAAGCAATAGATAGGCTTGCAACCAATAACCAAGTAGCTGGAACGCATTACAAGCAATCCAAGATACAGCCTATAGATTATATATATGCTAACAACCTGTCTTATAACTTAGGTAGTTGTTTAAAATATATAACCAGAAATAAAGGAGAGAACAAAGATAGAGTGACTGACTTGTTAAAGGCCAAACACTTTATTGATCTTGAACTACAGATGGTTTATGGAACAGATGCTAAAGGTAATAAAATAGGAGATTATTCAATAGAAGTTTCTCTTTAACTATGAGGTAGCTATGAATTTATATGAGTTTGATGATCGTATTCTAAGTGAAAGAAACGGAAGAAAGCCTATATATGTGAACAAACATCTTGCTAAAAAGTTTAAGGATTTTTGTGAGAGCCAACAGAAATCACCACATAAGGTGGCTGAGTATCTAATATCTTTAGGTATGAACTCTGTGAAGTATTACGAAGAACCTAAGGTGTCTGTTGACATCGAAGCTCTTTAAATAGGTTTTTAATATTAGTAAGCGAATCAGTCGCTTGCATTTCTTCGTCTTTAATAGTTTTCTGCTTACTGCCGTCTGGTAAAACAAACATAACCTTTTGTGGTTCAAGTGCAACCAAAGCATAAACATCTATTGCATCTTTTTCATAATGTCTTTTCTTGGTAAACGAACCACGCCTAAAGTCATATTCCCATGACACTCTATGGTTTCTTATTTTAGATTGTGTTTTAACTTGGCATTTATAAAGCTTATGGTCAATGTCAAAGATAATGTCTGCCTCCGCGCTGTGTGGAACTATCATTACAGTATCTGCGTGTAAAGAAAGTAGCGAGGCTACTAAGTATTCTCCAGATCGGCCAACTCTTTCTGATTGGCGTGGCATGAGGTTATTTCAGCAAGTTATTTAATTCTTCTTGTCTTTTTCTTTGTGCCTCAGTTCTAGCAGGTATTGAACTAATAGCTGGTGTAGCTGCTCTTAGTGTTGGGTCTAGACTAGTTAATATGCCTGTTACAGGAGACCTACCCAATGGTCTGCTCATAGCAGCTTCAGAAACCAATGCTGGTGGTATTAATTTAGCAGCCTTTAATGGGTTTATTATTATGTCTTGTGCCAACAATCTAGAAGCAGTTGCTGAGTCTGGAAACTGTTGACCTAAAACTTTTTGCGCTAACTCTGTTGTCTGTTGTAACGGAGCTTGGCCTGCGGTAACGCTTGTCTTTCTTTTGCTTGTGTCTGCTTTTTTTATTGCTCGTAATAGTTGAGCTGGTGTAAAAACGCCCTCTTGGACAACCGCGGCTTGCATTGCGTCATTTATTGGAACTAAATTTCTATATACTGCATTTACATTTTTTAAATCAATTGCATTTACATTTTGTAAATCTATTTCGCTTTCCAAAACTTTTTTTACTTCAGATAAAGTATCTCCAATTTCTCCTTCAAAACCACCTGATTTTCTAAATCTTTCACTTTTAGTTCGTAAATCTGTTTGTGCTTTTTTTAGGTCTCTGCCTAATATTTTATTGTCTTTAATTCTGCTCAATAAAGTTTTATCGACTATTTTTAATACCCTATCTTGCTCGTCAGCGTTTAAAACACTATCTTCTAATACATTTAATATTTTGTTTTCTAAGTTAGAGGTATTTTTTAATGATAATTTTCCTAAAACTTTTTCATATTCTTTATTAACCACATCATTTACAAATTCAAAACTTTCTCTTGGCGATAGATTTTTTGGTATTTTTATTTTTAGTGGTGTAACGGCTTCTTCTAACAATGCTCGGTTTGTAAGTATTAAAGTTTCTAATCTTCTTGCTTGGATTGGCGCTCCTGCACCAGGATAAGAAGTTGATAAATCTTCTAAGGCAGAAATAAGATTAGAGCCAATGCTGCCAGAGTCTCGTAAGGATTGACCAGGTGTTAATGGTATACCTTTTTTTTGTAATTCTTTAGCTTGTTTTGATTTTCTTGGTAATATTTTTTGTGATGCTGCTGATAAACCACCACCTATTGCTGCGCCTGTAGCCGCGCCTTTTAGTCTGCCTTCTGGATCTTCTCCTACACCTGCACCATATAAACCACCACCAACAGCACCAGTTTTGGTTACGCCAGTTATACCCAATCTTGCTAAACCAGCTCCACCAGCAAACATAGACGGAATTGACCCAAGTATTTCTGTTCCATACGCTGCTGCTGGCGCTTCTTCTCTGAATTGTTCTAGTTCTGTTCTTATTTGGCCTAAAGCATCTTCATAATTAACATCTTTTTGTAATGATCTTGCAAAAGCCTCTACCTCGTCTGAAAATCCAAATAATAAACCCTGCCCTAAAGATCTCGATAAACCAGTAGCTATATTTGCTGTTGCTTTTTTTCTATAATCAATTGGTTTAGGCGCTGGCATTACATAGCTCCTTTAATATCTTCTTCACTAAGAACTCTAAACTGTCCTGATAGAGCATCATAAACAAAATCACCTTTTTTCAATTTACCTTCTCTAACCTTTTTATCAAAATCATCATCTGATATATAAGTTTCATATACTGGTCCTAATTTTGCATCTGCAAATTCACCAAAACCTAATAAATTTCCGCTGTCTTTTAGGTATTTATCCATTTCAAACAATCTTTTTTTATTATATTTCGCTATTGCTTGTAAACCACCTACTAAAGTCTTATTACCAGCTACTGTATTTCCAAGATTAGGTACAGATGATTTAAATAATTCTATTTCTCTATCAGATGTTGATCCTGAACCTGCAACTCTCATTCTAGGTATAATGTAGTTTGTTGTTGCTTGAAATAACTCTTGTTGACTAAGCTTATCTAATTCTCCTTGCGGTAATATATTTAATCCAGCGGCAATTTTTTTGAAAGGTATTTTTATTTCTTCTATGACGCCTGTTTGCACAGGATCTGCACCTTCTAATTGTTTTGCTAAAATATCTAATCTATTTTCTATATCAGAATACCCTTCGACTGTTTTTGCAGCTTCTTGTTGTGTTTTAAAACCTGCTTTGGCTGCTTCTTGTTCAAAAACTTTTTGTCCTTGATCTATAGTTACAAGAGGTGCTTTTTTTTCTTTCATGTAATCCATGAAAGTACCTTTATATCCTTGTTTTACTGCTAAGTTATAATTGTCTTGGTCTGCTGTAAGTTTTCTTTCTTTACCAATACCTGACGCAACCAATCCAGTACCTTTTTCTGCACCAACAATTTTAGCTAATTCAAGCAATGTAGGATCAATAGACCCTTCTAGTTTTCCAAGAGCTTTTTGCCAATTCTCTTCCATTTCTTTTTTTCTTTTTTTACCTTCTTGCATTTGTTGCAATTGCATGGTGTTTTGTACAAAGTTTTTATCTCCTCTTAATGCGCCACCTAGAGCATAAAGCATTAATGCAAGTTTATCGTTTTTTCCACCACCTATAGGATTAGGTGTTTGTTGTGGTTGTGGTGTTATAGGTCCAATACTAGGTTGGCTACCTACCATTCCGTATGGATTTGTAAAATCAAAAACCATTATAAAACTCCGTAATTAACCATGTAATAACCATTAACATTTTTTGTTACAGCCTCTGGCATATACTTCATAACTTCTTGTGCAATTACACCTGTTGTTGGGTCGTTTACTCCAAGCTCTTTAGCTGTATCATTCCAGTCCCAGGTATATAGTTTGTGTCCGTTTTCAGATGTACCTATTGGCTTGATGTTTTCTTTAAGTCTTTTATCAGACATAAAATACATACCTGCTAATTGTGCTGCTGTTCCTAAAACATCTCCTGCACCAGTTTTTTGTCCTTGTGTTGTTGTGCCACCCACTAATGGTGTTCCCATACCAGCGCCTAGTAAACCTATTTGTTGCGGTCCATAACCCAATGCCCTTTGGAACTCGCTTCTTGCAGCGTCTATACCTCTTTGCTGTAGCATTTGTTGTTGTAATCCTGTTTGACCTAGCAAACCAAGACCAGTTAATTGCTGTCCTTGCAAACCACCTAATAAACCAGCCCTCTGCGCACGCGCCTGCATCTCTAATTGTGGTTGTGTTAATGCAGCTCTACCAGCAATATCTAAACCAGCTAACTGTCTTTGTTGCTGTAGCTGTGCTTGTTGCATACGTCTTTGCTGTCCTAGCTCTGCACCAAAGATACCTGCTTGCTGACCAAGTTGTGCTTGCTGTGCTGCTCTTTGAGCTGCAATGTCTTGACCTGCAAGACCTGCTTGCTGACCAAACTGAGCTTGTTGTAACGCTCTTTGTTGTGCTTGTTCTGTACCCATTAAACCAGCCTGCTGTTGTAACTGTGCTTGCTGTAATGCTCTTTGTTGCTCTTGACCAGCACCAAATATACCTAATTGTTGTTGTCTTGCTAAATCAGCTTGTGCTGCTCTTTGTGCTTGTTCGAATCCTGCTTGTCTTAAACCAGCAGCTGTTTTAGCCATTTGTTCTACATAAGGTCTTTGTGACTCAGACTCTAATAATGCAGATCTTGAACCACCAAAAGCGCCTGCTCTGATTGCTCTTTCCTGCGCACCGCCACGCGCTATATCAGCTTGTCGCTGTATATCTTGCATAGCTGTGTCTATAACTTGTTGTTGAAAAGGTGATTGATATGCACCTATGTCTTGACTTAGTAAACCTTGAAATTGCGGTGTAGATACTTGACCTATTTGTGCGGCTGACGGACCTGCTACAGGACCTATTTGTGCGCCACCAAAAGTAGGTGTAGGTTGTATTTGTGCTGCACCTGGAGCTTGTGTTGCTTCTATGGTTGGTGCTTCAAAACCAGTAACAGGTTGTATGGTAGGTCTGAACTGATCTTGTGCCATACCTTGTAAAGCTTTGGTTGGGTCATAGCCCATACCAGATTCAAATAATCCTCTAGTTGCTTGAAATTGTCGTAGTTGATCTGGAGAAAAACCAGCAACCATTGGTCCTGTGTAAGGTATAAAGGGTTGTTGTGATACACCTTTAGCTGCACCAAAAAGCTCTTTGAATTGTGCTTCTTGGAACGCTGGTAAACTTGCTTCTTGTACTGTTGTGGTTTTTCCTTTACTCATAAGTCTTTTCTAATTAAATGTTCTGTCTCAAATCCTAGATGTTTTATCTTTCTAATCCATCCTTTTCTACCGCCACCGTATAATCTTTTAATACCTGCGGCTTTTGCAAATGCTTCTATTGATGGTAGCATTTCTTCTAGTTCTTCGTAATTACCACCACAAAATAAAAGATTCATGGCTTTCACTTGTGGATATATTACAAATTCTGTTATGTATGCAGACTTTTTGCCTGGCCATAAATGGAATATTCCATGTCTTATTTTATCTTCTATATCGTCAATTGTATAGGAATCTTGATACTTTACAGCTTTTGCTATATAAGGTTTACACCTTTCCCATTCAATTTCCCAAGGTTCTCTTTGCTCCTTTGGGTGTAATTCAACTACTGTATTAGTCGCCTTTTGCATATTCTACGATGCTCATAATTACACTTAATTTGTTTGCATGAGAAGCTGTGCAATTTATAATTTCTCCTGCTGTTAATATTAAACTTCTCGACAATAATTCAACTGTATTATGTGCGCTTATATTGTATTGTGACCACAGCGTATGCACTACTGAATCATCACTTGTCATGGTTAAAGTAAAATCTGTTTGTTGACCGCCATCTTCGGTTACTAAAATTGATTCAATAATAGCAAAATCAAAATCATTGCCTGTGGGTGCTGTATATATATGGGTTGGATTTGTTGTAGTTAAACTAACAGTAGCATTAGTTGCTCTTTGTATGTACTGTCTTTGTGAGGATAAATCCATTATCTTCTACCTCTTGGTCTTATATTTAATCTTATGTTACCAACTTGAAAGTCTTGATTAGTGCTGCCT